GGAAGCGACTGGTCACAAGCAATCGTAGACCACGTTGTAACTCTACTTTCTATTAAGGACCAACTCGGTGGAAACATGAAAATGCTACTGGATGGTGGAGCATTTATGTTGACCATGACAGGTATTGGTTTAGGTCTTGCCGCATTTGGTGCTGGTGCATTTGTTGGTGGAGGTGCATTGGCATTCGCAGATTGGATAGGTGGGGATAAGTCCTGGTCCGAAGCAATTAAAAATCACGTTGTTACGTTACTGTCTATCAAAGATGAACTAGGCGGTAATATGAAGATGTTAATGGATGGTGGAGCATTTATGCTAACGATGGCAGGCGTTGGATTAGGTCTTGCCGCGTTTGGTGCTGGAGCGTTTGTTGGTGGTGCTGCATTAAAACTTACTGATTGGGTAGGTGGTGATGATTGGTCACAAGCAATCAAAGACCATGTAATAACTCTATTATCAATTAAAGATGAGTTGGGTGGTAACTTAGACATGCTTGCCGATGGTGGTGCATTCATGTTGACCATGGCAGGTATTGGTTTAGGTCTTGCCGCATTTGGTATAGGCAGTGCAACAGCAGGTCTTGGGGAATCAGTTGCAAAGTTTTCTATGGGTAGTGATTGGACCCAAACAATAAAAGATAATGTTATAAAACTCGTATCAGTAACAGACGAAGTATCTGTAGAAAAGGCACAGCAATTCAGTAATGCAATGGGACTTGTCTCTGCAGGACTGTTAAAGTTCTCTGGTGGTAATTTCGGATCAGCATTCTTAGAAGCAGGAGCAAACATTCTAAACTTCTTATCTGGAGGTAAAAGTCCTATTGAGCAGATGATGGATGTTGGAAACAATGCAGACAACTTGAATAAAGGCGCAGATGCACTAGACAGAATACAAATTGCATTAGGTAAACTAGGTGGTCTGAAATTCAGTGGTTCTAAATTAGGCATCACAGAAATGGCAGAAGACTTATTGAATGCTATACCTGCAATTGAAACTGCTATCAATGGTGGTACTGTTGGTGAAGGATGGATATCATCCGGAACAAAGATTAAAGGTCTCGCATCTGGCGATATTAAGTTTGAAGATGCCGCAACTAATATTAAGTTGTTAAGGGAATCTCTTGGATTAACGGCAGAGGTTCAACCAGCACCTATCACTCCTCAAGTAAATGATAGAACATCACAGATGGGCGCACAAAATAGTGGTGGTAATACTACGATAGCGGCGCCTACAATAGCACCTACTCAAGTTAACAACTCTAGTAGTAACTCTACAGCATTCGCTGGACGCAACGAGCATCGTAAGAGAGACTTTGATGATTTGATGTTTGCTGGTGCTTAACCGTACTTAGGTAGATACGCAAAGGTATAGAACAACCACACTAGAAGCGAAAATACTGCCGCACCAGCGGTTAATGCCGCGGCAAGTTGAATCCACTCCATTATATTTTCATGTCTTTCTATTGCCGCTTTTCTTGCGGCGATTTCCGCTTCGCGTCTTTTCTCTGCCGCTTGCTTTTGAAATTGTAACCAGTCTTGCCACATGCCAGCACGACCTGTATAAATCATCATCTCTCGGAGTTCATCTTCTTGTGCCTTGAGTTTTTCAAGTGCCATAAACTCTTCTAAGTCAGATTTGTTTCCGCCTGCGTTATTTACTTTTTTCTGTAAAGAATTTTTTGCATCAAAATAACCGACCAGTTGCTCACCACAATCGTACAGTTCTTTCCCGTTGCTTATGAATTCTTTTACAGTATTGAACGCCGCAGATGCTAATGCTAGTTCTGCTAACATAATGATGATACCCCTCTTTCGGTGTTGTATCATATATCATGTTGTAAGGGAAAGTTTCAACTCAAGTCGTTATGACTATTTATAAAAAAAGAGGACACTAGGTCCTCTTTTAAAGTTTTATTATTTCTTTTGTTACTGTTAACTTCTTATGAAGTACCTACATTTGTAGACCAAACTAGTATAAGGCGCATACCTCATAAAGGAATAACTTCCAGTTCTCCTATATGTTTATCTTAATCGTCAGCGGCAAGTTTGGAGAAGTATGACATTGCTTCATCATCTTCATCTTCTTGTACTGGTGCTGACACTGCTGGCGTTGGTGTAGTAGATTTCTCTTCTGCTACCCAAGGCACCGTCTCCTCTACAGTCTGTTGTCTAACAGGTGCAGAAGGAGTATAACTTGGTACATCTGCATTAGCATTCAATACCAAATCAAGTTTTGCCTTCAGTTCTTCATATGACTTGAAGTTAGAAGGTGCAAGGAAGTCTTGCAGTTTATATTGTGTTTTCCACAATGCTTCGATTTTAGCATCGTCACCCTCAAAGAGTGGTGATACACTATCGAATTCTGATTTATCGTAGTTGGTAAAACCTTCTACTTTACGAATTTTCAGTTTGAAGTTAGTTCCTGCCCAAGGATCAAATGGGTTAATAGGACTCTCATCTTCGAACTGAGGTTTCATCACATCCATAATCTTATCAAAGATTTTCTTACCAAACTTAAACAGTTTGACTTGACCTTCATTCTCAGGATGCTTCGGATCAGAAACAACGAGAACATTGGCAATGTAAGAAAGTCTACGCTTTTGCTTTCGTGCGATATCTTTGTTTGCTTCTGTACCAGAGTTCCATAGAACAGAGTTGTACTCTGCAACAGGGTCTTTTTCATTAAGCGTTGTCAAAGAGTTCTCAATGTACCACTTACCAGTAGGACCTTGAAACCCATGATTAAAGATACGAACCCAAGGAAGTTCTTCACCTTCGCTTTCTGGAAGAAAACGAATAACAGCAAAACCATTACCAGACTTATCTAACTCTGGACGCCAGAAGCGGTCATCGTTGTTGCTGTTGTTGGATTGTTGTGGGGTGTTTACTTTTTCTACTTCGTTAAGTAGGCGTGAAAGATTGTCGTTAGACTTTTTAAGTTGTGCAAAATTTGTCATTTGTATTTACCTCGTATGTACGTTATATTGCGTTGTATAAGTTTATCTTATCCACATATGTTTCATAATGTATAAGACTATTTATATGACTTACACGTTAGTTTCGTCATATTTCTGTATTCTACTATACATTATTACCTTGTATTTGTCAACATCAAAATCAAGAAAAGGTCGGTATTTAATTAACTTTCGCCGCTCTTCTTTCCAAAAGAAATCATCTTTTAGCATCTTGTCCCAATATGACAAATAGTTGTTAATAGCGTCTAGTATTAGCATCGTTTCGATTTTTACATCTCCACGACTGTACATTTGTAGTAGCAGAGGATGTTGCTCATCTTTTACTACAAAGCATTTGTCAAACTTGTTTACTTCTTCATAAGCAAGTTCTGAGCAAATCTGTTCTAGGTCATTCTCAAAGTTTTTAGTTAAACTCTGTAGACGACCTTTCCATTTATTATAAACCTGGAGTGCCTCTTCATATATGAATGCTCCACCCCATCTATTACCATCAACATGATTAGCAATTAAAAACTTAGGTAACTCATCTTCACTAAACTCCTTTGCCAATTTAGTAAAGTTGAATTGGTCACTTCTTTTATAGAAGGTCTCATTCTTTGTTTTGACTGCACCTCTAGTCTTGGTGATATCATATCTATCTGTTGTGAAATGTAACTTGAAAGCAAGGTACACATTAAAAGCATCGAATTCATTCATACGAAAGGTTTGCCGCATATCCATCCTACTAAACTATAACGAACACCTTTTGTTACTGGTGTTACTCTGTGAAATTTAAAACTAGGAAATACTATAGCACATCCTTTGCTTGGTGTCAAGGTAATAATTCTATCTTCTTCGTATGGGGCGCCGACTTCAAATTGAAAATCTCCACCCTCATAATCATCATTAAGAATAATAGAAAAACTAATCTTTCTAATTTTACCAGATAATTCCTCATCATGATAAACAGTACTTGTTTGGTCGGCATGCCAATTATAATGTTGTGATTTATCATACCGAGTAAATTGCAAATCTTCTATAGCATCATAGTCAAAGTTCCATTTGTTATTTACATTTTCCATATATATCAACTGCAAAACTTTTGAATATATAAATTCTGTAGTATCATCTCGTTTTAACCAAGAAATACTACTTGACCTGTGTTCTTTTATTTTGTCTGCTTCAATTGTAGCATCTTCCATATCAACTTCACCAAGAGAAATAATACTATTCAACTCATCTTGATTAAACACAGGTTTAGTTTCAGAAAATTCATGCTCTAAAATCATATTGGTAATACTGCAGTCTTAGGAAGATAGTTTAGTTCTTGTGCAGTTACTTCTACCTTCTCTTTTAGAGTTCGTGAGACATACTTACGAATATCTTCAGGTTCAAGTTGATGCTCTTCGCAGTAATAAAGAATAGCATCCATATAATTAAGTTCTTTTTCTCTAACAAGTCTTTCAATAACGAGAGAAAATCTTTTAGGTGTCATTGGTTCAATAGTAGTTTCAATTTCTGTTTCTGTCATTATTAATCCCATCTATAAAAAATGTGGTCACCTATTTGAGCAATATATGTTTTCGTCTTTGCCCAATAAGGATTTACATAAGTTGCATGATAATGTGTCGACCCCTCAATCATACCATCATAACGACCATCTATTACTCTTGTCGCTAAAAGATATAATCCTGAGTATGCGTACACATCTCTAATTTCGTCAGACTTACCGTCACAGAACCAACTAAACTGACATTTATTTCTAATTGGAACATCTTTGTTGTGTTCTTCTTTCCACCACTTAGATGTTGGTCCTTGATACACCACTTCACATATAGTGTTAGGAAATCTTGAATCCTTAACACGGTTCATAACAACTAATGATACTGCAATCTGACCCGCTTTGGGTTGTCCCTTTGCTTCAAAGTACATATTTTTTGCGAGACAAGTTGTTTCTGCATCAATAGTAAATGTTTCGGTTGCAACCTCTGCACTTGATCCGCTTGACTTATAAGCGATTGCAGAAGCAACTAATGCTGTTAACACAATTGTTTTTTTCATCATGTACACAGTATACTATAAAAGAAGAAAGAAGTCAAGCAGAAAACCACTTGACTTCTCATTATTACCACCTTAGCGTTGTGAAACGAAAGAATTCATCTCATTTGCTAGTTTGCTGATATCACCGAATGTCGGAAATGTAGGCATTTCTGGAAACTGAACATCTAGTCCTGCTTCTTTGTCTGCATAGTATTTCTCTTTAATATTGCTGATATCAGTGTGATATTGCTCTGTGAGCAGTTGTTTAGCACTCTCAATCATAGAGAAGCGCAAATCGAATGGATTACTCATACTATTTCTCCTTGTGTGTATGTGTGTAAAATGTAGGGTGAAGCAATTGCTTCTTCTGTTTCCAGGCGTCCCTACAACACCCAGAAGATTATGCCGCTAGGCGAATATCTTCATATGCAATGTTATCGTTTGCATTTACTTTGTTTTGACTTATTACGCGGTCATCCGACAGTTCTACTCGTTCTTGTTTACGTCAGTCGATCCTATTTCGCCCCCATCATAAGCACACTAAAGTCCAAGATATTTAACTCTCTTCTTTTCTTGTTTTGTAACAAGATTTCGATACCATGTAAATCTTAAAAGAAACTTTTCTATCATATCTTCCTCAATGTGTTTATGGTGGAGGCGGTGGGTACTGCCCCCACGTCCTGTCCGTCATTCAGATTGTATCAACAAACTGTAATCTTATTTATATCATACTCAAGCAACTTTGTCAAGTACTTTTATGGTAAAAGATATTAGTAAGATGTAGGAATACCTTTAATAGGTTTAACCAGAGCATTAGTGTTA